ATGATACCCATTTTAAAATTTTCTAGCTGTTCTAACTTGGAAAAAGTTCTTAACCAGAACAAAGGGGGTGAGGAAGTTGAGGTTGGGGGTAGTGCTCCGACAAGCAAGGAAAAGAGCTGGGATGTCTCAAGAGAAGTTGGCTGAATTGTTAAGTCGCTCAAGGAGCTGCATATCAAAATTTGAGAACGATCAAAAGATGCTTGATGTTCCTACATATGTACGGTGGATGGAGGCGACAAATGCAAAAGAAGCCATGATCGCAACCTTATGTGGTGTCGATCCACTCGCAGTCACGCAGCAAATTACAGCCATTATGGCTTTGTTTGGAGGATGAAGATGAGAAAAGCGATTTTCAAGAGCATTGATCATGAAGGGATAACAGCAGAAATGATCTGTATTGAACAACTACAAAAAAGATTAATGAAAGCACTAGAGAGTGCTGATATCGCTACGGCATTAGCAGCTCACAAAGATATTGCAAAATCATTAAACCAAATTCAGCGTTACGAAAGTCAAGCTAAGGTTCATTTATTAAAACAGGCTGCGAGGATTACAAAAATCAAATATCCAAAATCACTAAAAAATAGATTGAGAGGATTGATCTAGATGAAGTATTTGTTCACAGCAAGTCGCTTGATGAAGGCGAAAGATATCGTGAAACAATGTCAGATGCGTCATACAGAGGAAGGGCATTTTATTAGCCACTCTGGAATTACAGATCAGAACGGAAATAGAAAACAGAAAAAAGCAGCAAGCTCCGACACTTACTGCTTAAATCATTTCAAACCATGAATAACAAAATGATCGATCTCATTATAGCGTTATTTAGAGATCACGACAAGGCTTATTCTTGTCGTCCGGCTTGCGGATGGGACAATGTACACCTACCCCCTCAAATCATGCTTCATCCGCGGTCGGACGATGCGAATAAGCATCAAATAATGTGCTAAGGAGGAATGAAAACTTGAGAACTAAACCAGTTATTAAACCTTTCAGTGAGAGACAGTCTGATCAGTTCTATTTATCACAAGTGAATGGATCAATTGTGATGACTAACAAAGGTAAGCCAATGTTCCAATTTCCTGATAAACAAGCCTTTGAGAAATTTCAACAACTAAAGGCCGATGCGATCCGCTCAAAATTAGAGATTTCTTGATGCTTACACCAAACAGAAGAGGAGGGAAAAAGATGAATATTGAGCATCCGATCATCACAGAGATTAATAGATATGGCTATCCAAAAGATGTGGTGAGGCAAGAGGAACACTTTGGAATTGATTTTTATGGATCAGAAATTTTGCTAGAAGATGACTATGTTGAGGATAAAAATTCAGGTGAACTGATTTTGCGAGAAAATCTAGAACGATATCTTGCAGAGGAGCTTGATTTTGAATTCAAAACAGCAAAATAAAAGAGTTCACTCCCAACAAGTGAACTCTCATCTAAATAACCAGACACAGAATAAGGTGTCAACCACTATTATAAGCAGGTTGGCACCTAAATTCAATGGGGGTTTCTTATATGAATGGATTGTCAAATGTTGATTACTCAAACTATATGGCAGCTTCACAGCAATCAACAGGAACGTCAGTAACAACTGAAGCTATGGTTAGTCGACAGGCACAGGAAGTACAAGCAGCTATGGTCATAGCAAAGAAGTTTCCAAGAGACGTTTATGCTGCTTTTGAACGAATCAAGAAAGCATGTGAGCGTAGGCTATTAGCTGAGAATGCAGTCTATGAATATCCACGAGGTGGCACTAAAGTATCAGGTCCTTCAATTCGACTCGCTGAAGCTTTGGCACAGAATTGGGGGAACATTGATTACGGAATCATGGAACTTGAACAAAAAGCAGGAGAATCTTCTGTTATGGCTTATGCATGGGATCTTGAAACCAATACTCGCCAGACCAAAATATTTACGGTAAAGCATGAACGAAAAGCAAAAGGAGCCATTACAAAGCTCAACGATCCTAGAGATATTTATGAACTGGTTGCAAACCAAGGTGCACGTCGAGTCCGTGCCTGCATTCTTGGGGTGATACCAGGAGACATTGTTGATGCCGCAGTTGATATGTGTCAAAGAACGCTAATTAGTGGTCATAAAGAGCCTTTAGAAGACCGCTTAAGAAAAGCATTAACAACGTTTAAAGCTGATTTTGGTGTTACGAAGGAAATGGTCGAGGAATATGTCGGTAGCAAATTAGATGCCTTTACTGAGCAAGATTATCTCAAAATAGGACGCATCTACACTTCTCTTCGTGATGGTATGGCAAAGAAAGAGGACTATTTCAATGTCAAAACTTCAGGTGCTACTAATGCTACAAAATCCAAAATCGAAGAAGAGTTTCTAAAGCAGCAGGAGCAAAAAGAGAGTGATGCAAAGGCTGGTGAGCCAGCAAATGATGATTCCGACAATCAACAAGGAGAACTACTACTCTAACGAGATCGACCAAGTTTATATGTCAAATTCTCAATATAAGAGTTTCTTAGAGTGTGAGGCGGCTACAATGGCAAAACTCAACGGTGAATGGCAGCCGCCGTCCTCTGAAGCTCTTTTATTCGGACAATACGTCCATGCTTGGCTTGAAGGAGAGCAAGCCTTTGATGAATTTAAGATGAACACACCTGCTCTATTTACACAAAAGGGCCAATTATATAAACAGTATCAATTGGCTGATCTCATGATTGAAGCTATACAGAATGACGATTTGTGCATGTTTGTTCTTCAAGGAGATAAAGAAGTGATTATCACAGGTGAATTGTTTGGAGTGCCCTGGAAAGGAAAACTCGATGTGTACAACCCAGCAGGTGGACGCTTTGCTGATCTTAAAACGACTCGCTCTCTTAGAGAAAGAATATGGGACCAAGAGCTTGGCTATTGTTCATTTGTAGAAGCCTATGGATATATTGCTCAAATGGCTCTCTATGCGGAATTAGAAAGACAGGAAGCAGGGCGTAGTGATTGGTTAGAGCCTTTGATTGTGGCCATATCAAAAGAAGATCCACCAGATAAAGCAGTTATCAATATTGATGAGTCAAGGATGGAAATTGAGTTAGAAGATATAGAAAAAAACATGGAGCGGATCGTTCAGGTTAAGCATGGCGGAGAAAGACCGAGAAGATGTGAAAAGTGTAAGTATTGTCGTTCTACAAATCGTCTAAACCGCATCATCCATTTTTCTGAACTGGTGAACAGCTAATGAGGGAGAAGCTAATCATTAAAGTTCCTATTCCGTTTGTGTACCTGTCTTTATCTAAATCAAGTCGTAATCAAGCTGCGTTATTTAGAGCGTATGTAAAGGGTTATATCCAAAGAAATGAGCCAGGTCTTACTTTTATTAGGATCAGTGGAATGTACGCTCTATGTGAGATTAAAAGGCCTTAACTGACGGTGTTGGAGAGGAGGAACTTATTTGTCTACTGGATGGGTAAAGCTGCACCGAAAAATATTAGAACACGAATTATGGAATGATGTGACTACTTTTAGACTGTTCACTTTATTAGTTATGAGAGCAAGTCATCAAGATGGCTTCAAAATGAATGGAGTTGTATTAAATAAGGGCCAGTACATAAGGTCGTACTCAAAACTATGTGAGGACCTCGCTTATAAAGAAGGAAGAGGGCTAAAAAAGCTGTCTAAAAGTACAATTATGCGTTCAATTAAGAAACTCGTTACGAACAACATCATCACCGTTAGCGAAACGGAACTAGGAACACTATTCACCATCGTGAAATACGAGTCATATCAAGAGTTTTCGAGTGATCACGAAACAGAACCCAGAACGGAAGAAGAACCTATCGCAGAACGAAGACGGAACGAAAGCGGTACGAAGTCGGAACTATATCAAGAATTAAAGAATTTAAGAATTAAAGAAGAAGAGGAAGAAGAAAAGAGAGCCTCAGTAGAAAATGATCTAACTCCTTTCCAGCAGATCGAAGAAAAGTACTTATCACGAAAAGGTGGGTTGATGTTAACGCCAAAAGATTCAGCTGCCATTGAAAGGATTCTCAAGGAGCGAATCCCACTTGAAAACATATTGGTGTGGATCGACGAGGTATTCGATCAATATCAACCAAAGCATAGAGCAGACAGTATTAAATCATTTGCATATCTGGAATCAGCGATTCTTGATCGTTGGCATGCACAGTTGCATCAACCTCAGCCTCTTAAAAACAATGTTTCTGAATTTAAACCAAAGCAGCATAGGCAAAGTAATTTAGACGCACTAGCTCAATACGCAAAAGAAAATGGGATTAAATTTGGAGGAGGTTGATGAACATGGATCAAGAGCAAGCAATGTCTATCCTAACAAGGATTGCAGCTGCCTATCCAAGGTTTGAACTCACTACAGACGCGATCGGAAAAGAAAGAATTAAACTCTGGCTTGACCACTTAAAGGATCAACCCTATGAACAGGTTTTAAAAAAGATCGACCAGCACATTGCTGAAAAGAGATTCCCACCTGCTATCGCAGAGATCAAAATCAAACAACCAGAGCAAAATGAATTCTTAGCGAAACAGAAAGTGTGGGAACAAAATGCAAAATTTGCGAAACGTAGAGGCTGAACAGTTTTTATTAGGTTGTATCATCCTTGAGGGTGATTTGATTAAGGAAACTGCACTAGAGCCCAGACATTTTGCTGAAGAACGCCATAAGCGGATTTTCGAAGCGATGAGGGAAGTGGACAAGCTAGGTAAGCCTGTTGAATTGGCCAATATCGCTGCATCTATGGGAGACCTTTTAAATTCAATTGGAGGCTTTGAATACTTAACCAATCTTGCAAGTACTGTTCCCTCAAAACATGCTTTCGAGACCTATGAAACATTAATTTACGAGGCTTTTAGACTCAGAGATTTACAAAGTGCCGCTTTAGCTTTTGCTAATGCTCCATGCGATGAGGGGATTACTGAGCTTTATCAAAAGACCATTGAGGTACAAGAAGTTGGAGTTAAAGCCACTCGGACGAAAATGGATGTTCTGACGGAGATATTCATGAGCATGGAAGAAGATCAAGGGGATCTTACAGGAGTCGACACTGGTCTTGCGGACTTGAACGCCATGACAGGTGGTTGGCAAAAAAGCGATTTGATTATTGTTGCTGCTCGTCCATCGATGGGAAAGACTGCTTTTGCTCTTAACCTAGGATGTAACAACGCGCTAAAGGGTGGAGTAACTGATATTTTCTCGCTCGAAATGTCAGATACACAGTTAACCCATCGAATGTTAAGCAGCCTTGGGAGAATTGAAGGCACTAAGTGGAGGAATCCGAAAAAGTACTTTAGCGATCAAGATTATGACAGAGCCAACAAAGCTATGGGTGAATACGAAAAACTAGATATCTACATCCATGATCAACCCACTCAAACAGTCGCAGATATCCGGTCCCAGATCCGAAAAACGAAAAAGGATCATCCTGATCAAGATCATTTAGTCATCATTGACTATTTGCAGCTTATTACCCCAATCGGTAAGTTTGAGAGCAAAAACTATGAGGTTGGTGCCATCACCAAAGAGCTGAAGAATATGGCGAGAAGCTTTAATGTCCCAATCATTTTGCTATCACAGCTCTCACGTGGAGTTGAACAGAGGCAAGATAAACGTCCAATGATGTCTGATCTTCGTGATTCAGGAAGCATTGAACAAGACGCTGATATCGTTACGTTCCTCTATCGTGACGATTATTACAACAAAGATAGTGAACAGAAAAACATAGTTGAAATCATCTTTGCTAAACAGCGAAATGGTGAGGTTGGGACAATAACTGCTGCTTTTATGAAAGAGTACGGAAGGTTTGTAAACTTGTCGCGGCAAATGGAAGCCGCTTTATGATACGGAGGATGAACATGTCAAATATTAATAGCAAACAGCGCCGTGAGTACCTTTTAAGCGAATTAACTCGTATTGGATATTTAGCTAGTTTGGACAAGAATCCCGAAAATTTAACACTCTATGAACTTGAAATGCTCGTCATCTCTCTCAAGAGTCAACGTGGCAGCAGGGTGTTAACATATAACGCCAGAATGGGGGCATCTGAATGAAGATAGCATTCACCATCTACGGAGAGCCGGTTGCACAGGGGCGTCCAAGAGCTACTCACCTGAATGGAATGACAAGGTTATACGACCCCAAGAAGTCACGAGACTTTAAGCAATACGTTAAGTTGGCTGCGAGCGATCACCGTCCTGATCAACTTCTTACAGGTCCACTGGAGTTGAGGGTTAAAGTTTACAAATCCACCCTAAAAAGTTTCAGTAAGAAAAAGGCCGCAGAAGCTGAAAGAGGCGAGCTGAGACCAGCTAAGAAGCCGGATGTTGATAACTACATCAAAGGAATAAAAGACGGTTTAAATAAAGTCATCTGGCAGGATGATAGCCAGATAGTCGATCTACATGTAAGCAAATTCTATAGCAGTTCACCGAGAATTGAAGTCGAAGTCTCAACTCTCACACCAACCCATGAGGAGGAACAAATATGTCTTTTGTAAATTTTGATGGAGCAGTCAAGAAAGTAAATCACAAGCCTAAAGGTGTTACAGAATTGGTCCTTGAAATCTCAACGAAGGACCTAGGAAATAGCATTCAAAACCTTGCTGAAATGATTGATAACGATGTGCGTGTTGAAATTGAGAGCGATGTTGTCCGCTATAACGTGCAGATCAACGCTCACACTGAGCGACCAATCGTAAATTATCAAGTAGATCAGAGCGGTGTTGTCCACATTGCTGAGCCAGAACCAGAACAGTTAGAGGCTGAATTGGGCTTACCTGCAGAAAAACCTAAAGTTGAAGAAAAGCCTGTGGAAATTAAACGTGAAGTGGTGGATCAATTCATCTTTGAAGGTATGGCTCCAGAACAGGATGGGTTCCCAGAAAATATGAGCGATATTGTCAAGCGACGTATTGAAGGTGAATCATACCGCAAATTAGCTTCAGAGCTTGAGATGTCATCCGGTGCTATCGTTGATCTAATCAATGATTACCGAGCTGCAGTGGCTCCACTCGCTGAAAAATGGTGGGATTGGAAAGAGGATCAAGCCAACGAAGCTGTGCCGATGCAAAAAGATGAAGAAGCAGCTGATGTAGATTTAGATTCCTCTCAAAGTGTGAAAGACGATTCTGACGGGAATGATCAAAAAGAAGAGGAAGACGGTGCTGCCTAAGATGGCACGCAAACGCTCAAAACGGTGGTTTTTGATTTATCGCATAGAGGATGGACAACGTGTTCACCTCTATGAACCACTTAAAAAATATGAACTGCTCAGTCGGATCAGGAAAGGATGGAGGATTATCAAATGAAAAACAAATTCTTAGAAGGGGACTGGATCAAAGCATCTAGGAAAGGCAAAAGAGAACCACTTAACAAAGAAGGTTATGTACTTAAAGTAGCCGAGGATGACATTTTAGTAAGGTTCCTTAGTGGTAATACCTTGGTTGTTCCAAAGTCTTGGGCTGAAAGTTTGGGTGTGGCACTTACTGAAGCTGACCTGAAGGCTTTGATTGATTTGTCTTTAGATTTAAGGGACGAACACCTCTTTAGAATGTGTGTACGTGATTTGCAAGTTCTTCAGAGCAAATAA